ATTAACGGGAGAATAACATAATACATTATGCCAAAAGAAGAAGAATTTTTAGGAATGAGTTTGTTTGATGATACAAACAACTTAGAAATAAACATGGATTTTAATCCAGATGATCTAGAAGAAGATGTTGACATTGATAATCTAGATGAACAAGAAGAAAACATTCAGGAACAAGAAAATCCTGAAGAACAAGATAATCTCGACGAGGATGAGAATCCAGAGGAAGTAGGCGAGAACGAAGATCAAGAAGAAGAGGGTGATGATTCTGATGAAAATTCTCCCAATATTTATTCTTCCTTTGCATCCGTTCTTAACGAGCAAGGCTTATTACCCTCTCTGGATCTTCAAGGAATCAAAGATATTAAAAATGCAGATGATTTATCTGCTCTCTTTAAAAGTGAAATAGAAACACAATCAAAGAGTTATCTTTTAGAGAAACTTGGGCAAGAAGGATATGATGCATTAGAAAAAGGAATTAGTCTAGCAGAATATCAACAATATCAAGATAATGTTCTTACATTAGATTCTATTACAGAAGACTCATTACGAGATGATATTGAACTAAGTAAAAAACTAATCTATCAGGACTATTTAAGTCAAGGGATAGACGACAAAAGAGCAATGCGTCTTTTGAAAAAATCAATTGATGCAGGAGAAGATTCTATATTAGAAGATGCTATTGAATCTCTGGGAAGTTTAAAAGTTGTAGAAGGTAAAAGACTCGAAAAACTTGCAGCTGAAAGAAAAGAACAGCAATTATTAGAATCTCAAGCTCAAACAAAAATTGATAATGACTTAAAGAATTCCATCTATAACAAAACAGAGTTTATAAAAGGAATCAAAGTCAACAAATCAATACAAGATAAAGTTTATAATAGTATTACTAAAGTAGTTGGTAAAAGTCCAACAGGAGTACTAGAGAATAGGTTAATGAAAGAGAGGCGTGAAAACCCAATTGACTTTGATAGTAAACTTTATTACTTATATGAATTAACAAATGGTTTCTCAGACTTTTCAAAAATTACTAGTAAAGCAGAAACAAGTGCTCTTAGTAAATTAGAAAAAGATTTAAGGAGAACAAAATTTGAAGGTTCTGGAACACCAAGTTATTTGAATGATAAAGAAAGTTACGGTGGTATTGGTTCGGAAATAGTGTTTTAATAAAAAGAAGTAAAAACAATAAGTAAAAATTAATTAATTAAAATTATGAGTTTAGGAAAGTTTGTAATGACCAAAGGTATGTCCTGGTCAGGTTTAACATTAAAAAACCACATTGGTGCTATTTTTGGTAGTCAACCACAATTAGTATCACCTCTTACAACTGTTCTTTTACAAAATTCTGGAATGAAAAACCTAGATACTACTCTCTCTCTTTTTCCTGAGAAAGTTCTAGAAACTTCGGATGATTTTGTTTGGAAAGTAGTAGGTAGTGATGAACGTAATATTCCTTTAGTGGAAGCACGTTATAATGGTGCTGTTGTCGTAGATGGTGACACTGGTGTAGGTGCTGCTAGAACACACATTGAGTTGGTGTTTGGTGAGAAGTACTTTAGTGAAGTACACGTAATTGGTGGACCACGTCCAGATGTGTATCAATTCAGATTAATTTCTGAAGCACAAGAAGAAGGTGGTAACTATGTATATCAAGCAGAAGTGTTTGGTGGACAAGAAACATTGGCAGGAGTTCCTGGTGATGAATTGGTAGCTGGTAATAGATTTAGTATTGAATCTGCATACGTTGAAGATGAATTGTCTACAAAAGGTGCTGATATCCAATTTACTTCTCCTTACTTGATGAGAAACTCAGTTTCTACATTACGTATGGAACATAAAGTATCTGGAGCAATGATTGATGTAAAAGTAAAACCTGTTTATTTCGCTGGTATTGAAACCAGAGATCCAAACTCAGGTAAAGTACATAAATCAGTTACTTGGATGCAAGAAGTATACTGGCAATTTGAAAAATCTTTATCTAGAATTAAAGCAAGAACATTAATGTTTGGTAAAACAAACAGAGATGAGAATGGTAGATTCTTGAACAAAGGTGCTTCTAATATTGAAATTAAAGCTGGTTCTGGGATTAGAGAACAAATGGAAGTATCTAATACTACCACTTATAATAAATTCTCAATTAGAATTCTAGAAGACTTGCTATCTGAATTGGTTGAAGGTAAACTTGATTTCACAGAACGTAAATTTATGTTACGTACAGGTGAAAGAGGAGCTTCTCAATTTAGTAGAGCAGTAACTGCTGAAGCATCTGGTTGGTTGAATATTGGATTTGATAATACAAATACTAATTCAATTCAAAAAACTTCATCTAAATTCCATGACAATTCATATAAAGCTGGATTCCAGTTTACAGAATGGACTGCACCAAATAACATTCATGTAATGTTAGAGGTAGATCCAATGTATGATGATAAAGTAAGAAATAAAATTTTGCACCCAGATGGTGGTGTTGCTGAATCTTATCGTTATGATATCCTTTATATTGGTTCAATGGAAGAACCTAATATCCAAAAAATTAAAGTACGTGGTGACGATGAACTACGTGGTTATAAAGCTGGTATTAGAGATCCTTTCACAGGACGTAGAGGTGGAGTAATGCAACATATGGAAGATTCCGCTATCATGAGTGCTATGTGTGGTACTGGTGCAATGGTGAAAGATCCTTCTAGAACTGCAACATTAAAACCTACAATATTAGGATAATATAATATAATATATTAAAAGTTTCAAAAGGGTGTACTTATTTATAAACACCCTTTTATTTTATTTAAATTTTAAAAAATCGGGAGAATATTATGGAAACAAAGGAAGCAAAAAGTACATTTACATTACCTAGTGATATAGTTATTGTAAAATTTGTAAAAAGAAAAGTTGGAATGGCTGCTCACGTAGATGAGAATCATGTTATTTCAGGAGGTATGTTATCAGGCTCAAGAAAGAAATTTTGTGCCCCATTACAAAAAAATGGTAACGTTGCTAATATATTAACAACAGAAGAGAAAGAATTTCTAGAAAAAGAAACTGGATTGAATCTTTCTGTATATGGTGAATTTTGGCAAACATTTTATGTATCGTTATTTAAAGATGATGCTAATAATAGATTTGATATGAGTAATCCAATGGATTATATTTCAATTAAAATATTAGAGTCACTAAATAATGATATAGCTAAATCATGGAATGATCGTAATAAAAAACAAACTTATCAATTTGTTATTACTAGAAGTGATGAAGAATTCAAAGAGAAAAAAGCTAAGTTAGATACTAAAAAATCAGCTTGGAAATTATATGGTAAAATTGAAGATGATAGAGAGAAACTAATTGGTATCTTAAAATTATTAACAAACCAACCTATATCAGTTGATTCTAAATTAAACTGGATACAAGGAAAAGTTGAAGAATATTTAGATTCAATGCCATCACAATTTTTATCAATTGTTGAAGACCCATCGTTTGATACTAAAGTATTAATTAATAAAGGGGTTGATTCAGGATTGATTATTAGAAACTCTAATAAATATTCAACAGTAGATGGGTTAGACCTATGTGAAAATGGTCAAGTACCATCTTTTGATAATGCTGTAAAATATCTAGATTCTAATAAAAATCAAGAAGTAAGAAGTCTGATTGAAGCAAGAATAGATAACGGAAAGTAATATGACAACGAAAGAGTTTTCAAATGAATTTGATATATTATATAATAGTATAGCTACAAATGCAGCTCCTGGTATAGATTTGTATGAGAAATCAGTATTTTTAACTAAAGCACAAGATGAGTTAATTAAAAATTAATTTAATCCTAAAGGTAATAAATATCAAGAAGGGTTTGATCAAAATCAGAAACGTCAAGTTGAATTTTTAAACTTAGTACAAGTTAAAAAACTAGAAGAAGCTAATGCAACAATTTATAATAATATTACTAAATTAGATAATAGAAGTAAATTATTTTTAGTACCAAGTGATGTTTTGCTTATAGTAAATGAGAACATTAATGGAACCATTACAAGTTTAGATATTGGAAGTGGTAGACAAGATATTATTAATAAAATACTAAATATAGTACCTATAAATTTTGAAGAATACTCTAAGTTTATGTCAAGTGTTTATAAATTTCCTTATAAAAATCAAGCTTGGAGACTTATTAATAATAATGGTACAACTAATATTTTTCAAGTAATTACTGAACCTAGTTTGGTTATAAATAATTATATTTTAAAATATGTTAAAAAACCATCTCCAATTATATTAACAGATTTATCCACAGCATTTAGTGGTGAAGGGTTAAGTATAGAAGGAAGAACAGCTGCTCAAACGTGTGAACTAGATGTTATTATACATCCAGAAATATTACAAAGAGCTGTTGAATTAGCTAAATCATCTTATGAAGGTAATACTAATTCAATATTAGAATTAGGTAAAAGAAGTGAATAATGACAACATACGAATTTTCAAATGAATTTGATATACTTTTAAACAAGTA